CTCAATGAGTTGATACGTTGAACCTGAGCGAGTTGTTCCCCGCTCAAGTCCTCTTCCGTGTATGTCTTATCTCCGATTGTAATCATTACCAAGGTGTCCCTACAGTTACAGACGGAGTAGCTTGTTCTGCTAAGTCAGCGTCTAGTGAAGCCTCAAGAGCTTCAGTGTCTAACGACTCTGTAACCCATGCGGTTACGTCAGCTTCGGTTAAGCTGTCATAAGCTGTGTAACCATCTGCATCTGCATCAGGAGTAAATCCTACAGTACCGTATGAAGTAGCTACGTTCTCACCAGAGGCTTTGTTTACTTGCCAATGTGCTACGATAACGCCACCGTCTGTGTTGCTTTCTAAAGTTGATATTGTAAAGTTCATTGTTTGCTCCGAGTTAAATTGCTGAAATTATAAATGCTAGTAAGTTTTCATAACAAACGCTGTATGTAGTCTGCTCTACACCATCATCGTCTGTATACGTTGAAGTTTTTAATACTTGATAGTTGTTAGCGTTTAAACCCTCTGCTTCAAATGCCGCCTTCAAGTCCTGTGCAATAATACCAAAGTGTATGTTTGCATCATCGCCCTCTGCTTCTACAGTATCAATATATCTGAATGCTTTTAGAGAGCCTTTAGCTACTACAGCTACTCTAGCTTCTGCATCAGTTAAGTCTCTAATGTCCTGCTTCTTGTTTCTGTCAGATGTTGAATAAGTTGAACCTGAACGATAGAGGTCTTTGAAGCGTCTTGTACCAGAGCCTAAATCAAATAAAGCATCACTATCTGCGTTAAACGGTCTAAATGCTTCTGAACCACCTGCATTACTCATAGCAAGTCTAGTAGTTGTTCCACTAGTATTTGAGCCTTCAAGTATTAAAGCAGAACCGTTACTAGGAGTATCTATAACTAAACTATTAGTTTCAGTACCAATAGACCCTACAGGTTGACCGTCTTTGGCGAATACTGCTAAATCACCATCGTTTGTAAGTCTATTAACGTAAACAGGTTGCACTCCACTCCTTACAAAACTTGCAGTGCCTGCTGACGACAGTTTAATACCTGCTGTGCTTGATGAACTTGAAGTAGTGCCCACCAACAGGTTGCCTGATGAGTCAATCCTTGCTGCTTCAGAGCCGTTAGCTCCGAAACCCATGTGATTCGTAGCGTGGTTGTAATTTACATAACCTACATCAGAGTCTTGTGCGTCTGAGAACAAGTAACCTGCACTACCTGTGTTAGAAGCCCTAATAGATACATAGTTGAAAGAATCTGAGTCATTTCCGACAGACAATGAAAAGTCAGGACTAGTAGTACCTATACCTACGTTGCCTGATGAGTCAATGACTAGTCTTGGATTAGTATCAACATTAGTTGTACCAATTCTGAAAGAATCTGTAGCCGCATCATGCCCTACTGTGTACTTGATAGAACCATTTTCAGCAAACTTTAACTCAGCATCAAAGTTAGTATGACCATCTAGTAAAATCCTTGCGTCTGTTGTGTCAGAGTTGATATGAAGTAAATCTTGTGGGTTAGTACTACCGATACCTACCTTGCCACCATCTTGTATAAAGACTTCAGTTGTCGCTCCCCCGTCTGTACTAAACTTAATTCCTTCACTAGTAGAGTTAGGATTAGCAAATATATTTAAAGACCTAAAATCAGGTCCAATGATTCCTTTATCAGAACCACCAGAAAACGCTAGGTTTCCATTTACCTCTAATGCTTCAGAAGGACTAGTAGTACCTATACCTACGTTGCCTGATGCGTCAATACGGAGGCGTTCAGAGCTAGAATTACTAACAGTGCTAAAGAAGGATAGCCCGCCATTTCCCATAGACTGTATAAGCCCACCGTTATTGCTAGAGTTCTTCATCAATATAGTAGCAGAACCTGCGGTGGAACGTGTCAAATATAATGTGTCAAAATCAGCAGAAGATACTTCAAGTTTACCTGCAGGACTACTAGTACCTATACCTACGTTGCCTGATGCCGTTATATGCAGTCTTTCAGTATTGTTTGTCCATATACCGAGAGCCGAGTTTTCATAATTTAAAAGGTTTACTTTATTTGATTGTGCTGAACCATTTTGAATAATTTGAAATCCATCACCAACCGCTGACCCAGTATTACTATTAGTTATTTGAAAACGAACTGTAGTATCTGATGGTTCGTGAATGTGTAGCAGATAGTTAGGACTACTAGTACCTATACCTACGTTGCCTGATGAACGTACTGTAAATAGTTCACTGTCATAAGTATTATCGTCCATGTATTCAGGGTCATTGCCCCCTGATACTACAGAAAAACCATCACTGTTGTCATTGTTTCTAACACCTACAACAACTTGACCGTTAGTTCCGCTTTCTATTAAGCCACCAAATGCACTTCTAGTTGTACCTGAAAAGAGGGAAGCTAATCCAGAATCGGTTGAAGAGTTAAAACCCCTCATAACTATTGAGGCGTTATCGCCTGATTCTATTGCTTTTACTGAACCAGTAACGTCTATACCTGTGGATGTTGTGGCTAGTTTTTCAGAGCCGTTGTGATACAACCCAACTTCAGCGTTAGTTATTGCACGTATTTTAGGCTCTAAAGTCGCAGAACCGTACACGTAAAAATCTTCTGACTTGATAATAAGATTGCCAGTTCCTGAATCATCTATGTAACTTGTAGAACCATCATGATAAATCTGTAGGTCATTCCCTGCACCAAACTGAGCCTTATCACCAGCACCAAAGCTAATGTCATGGTTATTAGTGTTAAGGTTAGACGCTAGGTTAGCACCGTAGTTAACATTATTGATTGTGCTTTCAGCCGCTACCCAAGTAGAGCCGTTGAACACATACATAGTGTTATCAGAAGTGTTAAAATACAACGCACCGTTTTCTAGTGCATTGCCCGCAGTATCAACACTAGGGTTTGAACTTGCATCCCCTAAGTATCTCTTCTGGTAGAATGAATCCCAATCGTTAGAGGCATTCATGTACACTTCAGCTTGGTTCTCACTAGCCGTAGCACTTGATGCACTGTTTTGTGCAGAAGCAGCACTTGCAGCAGCGTTGTTCTCACTAGCAGCAGCTTGTGTTTTAGAGCTTGAAGCTGAAGTACTTGCACCTTCTGCTATTGACTGAGCAGCTTCGGCAGCAGCTTGTGCTGATTGAGCAGCAGTCTTATGAGTACCAGCAGTAGTGGCATGACCTGAAGCCGTGTTCATGTATGTCTCAGCGTTAGCTTCTGACACACTAGCTTCGTTTGCTTTAATTGTTGCTGTAGATGCACCAGTAGAAGCAGTAGCAGCGTTAGTTGAAGCTCCTTGAACAGCACTGATGTTAGACACTACAGTTCCAATGTTACTTAAGTTAGCACCAGTTGTTATAGTATCTATATCACTTGAAGCAGAAGCTACAGTGTTTACATCGTCTTGCATAGAAGCAACAGTTGTTACTTTAGCTTTGTAGTCGGTGTTAGCTACTGTTTGTACATTACCTTTATAACCAGACTCACCAACAACAGCTACTTCATCAGCAACTCCTGCAACAGCGTCTATCTGAGTTAGTTTAGCTTCAACTGCGTCTATCTCTGCAATCTTACCTTCAACTGCACCGAGGGTGTTTTGGTTTGTAGCGTTAGCCAACCATGTAATACCATTAGCTAGAGCTGTACCAACAAGTGAGGCTACCGCAGTAACACTTACCATACCATCGCTTACTTTCTTGATAAAAGAAGATGCACCAGTATCTAAGTCACTAGCTATGGTATCAATCTTACTTGTATCAGCAGCTACAGTATTAACGTCACCGATGTTATCAGCAACAGTGTCTATCTGTACAATGTTTTTGTTAGTTCCTGATGCGTTAGTAGTACCATCGTATTTGTTAACTATGGTGTCTAGTTCATTACCTAAGTTAGACACACTAGTAACATCATTAATAATACCAGCTACATCTTCTACTTTATCTATATCAGCAGCTACTATGTTAATCTTAGAGTTACTTCCAATACCTAAGTCCATACCTATTCTTTGTACATTAGCGTCTAAAACAACGCCCAAGGCTGCGGAGGAAGCATCAGCTGCGTGGGCTGCAAAGTGTCTAGCAGAGTATTGATTAGCTAAACCTGTGCTTGTAGTAAAAGCAGTATCCTTAGCGGTGTCTGAATATTTCTGAGCGTCACTTGCAAAAGCTTCAGCATCGTCTTTGAAATCACTAGCTGAGGATGCGCTTTGTGCAGCACCCGTAGAAGATTGCCCTGCTTGGTTCTTATAATCTAAAGCATTAGCTTCAGAGGCAGTTACAGAAGAACTGAAAGAACCATCAAAAGTTTCTGATACCAAGACATCTGTATCTGAGCTTAGGTTTAGTAATATAACATCACCACCAGATAAGAAGTAATCTCCTTTAGACGGTATGTTAGCTAAGGTTGATGCTTCAACTAGTTTAACACCGTTAAGGTATAACGATGAGTGTGTTTTAAAAGCAGTATCTGCAAATTTAGTTTTACCAGATGAGTGTGCATTATTAGCTACTTGTAAGAAGCCGTTTGTTGTAACTCTTTGGTAAGTCTTTTTAACTTTAGCAGGAGCTGTTGCTTGCCACTCTGTGCCACTCCAAACCTGTAAGGTGTTTGTAGAAGAACTGGTGTCATACCACAAAGTACCGACAGCTACGTTCGTTGGTGCGTCTCCCTGTGAGTAGTAAAAACTCTCACTACCTATAGTTGCTTCGTCACCTTTGTCATAAGCTTCTTGAGCTATGTTAAAGAGTTGGTTTGAATCCAAATCTAAAGTTTCAGAAGTAAGTAGAGAACCATCTACAAAGTCTACAAGTCTAGCAGTGTGGTTTGTTTCTCGGTATATCCTTATAGGATCACCTACGTTAGGTGTGAAACCTTGGTTAAACTGTACGTGGGTAATACCTAAGTTTACTGGAAGTGAGTATTGGTTACTATTGAGTAGTGTATTCCCCACCTTAACTTTAAGATCGGTAGCTTCTCTTCCCGCTAGTGTGTTTGGAGCTACGAACACAGCGTTTGTGTTGTGTGTGCCGCTCCAAGTGTATTTCTTAATTGAGTTTGCCATTTATTTATCCTGTTAGTTAAATACGCCACGTATAGAGTTTTGTATTTTATTCTGTCGTTCGAGAACCATAGATTTAAGAGGTTTCCCACTTTCTTTAAGTGTGGTTTTAGAGTTCATTAACACTCTTTCAAGAGCCTTTTCTTTAGCATCGCTAATAGCTTTTTTAGCGTCCTTAACAGGCTCACCATGAAAAGCGGGTTCTGCTGGATTGCCTAAAGGTTTTGTTGATTTACTAAGTCTGTGTAAGGACTTAACTAATCTTTTCTTAATGTAAGGTTTGTTAATCTCTGCCATCATAGCATCGTATAGACTAACCTCAATACCGTCATGGATAATGTTAACTTCTCTAATATCAATTTTACCGAGCTTATTAGTTCTAAACTTAGCTCTGGTAAAGTTACCATAACCTGATTGCTCAAGCTCATTAATCCATTCGTTTACTTCAAGCTCTTCTGTAGACCTACCAGAAGCACGTTGCTCCTGTGTAGAGTACCAAAAAGGATTCATAACTGTCATTGGATTATCTATCTCTCTTATGTTACCGAAAATATCATACTTACGTGGTATTGCTGGATGGTTGGGGGCGAAGCTTGCTAGAACCCTCTGTTTAACATTAACAGGAGAGGTTAGTTCGGAAGCACCCGCAGCCACCTGACCTTTCTTGATAATACTTGGAACAATCATCAACGCTTTCTTAAGAGCTAAGTCTTTAGTAACACTCCAGCCGTCCTCTCTCGCATCGGGCTTATCAGATGTAAATGCACCTACAGCCCGTGATCCAGCGGTGAACGTATCTACAATACCTGAGAAGAGTGCTGAGTCTTGGAAGGCACTGATGAAAGTAGCCATTGCAATACCGCCTGACGCTAGTAGTCTGTCATCAAGACCTTTTCCTCTGTTCCCAAAGTTTTCCTGTTCTCTTGTAGCAACAACACCATCAAGGGCGTTTACCATAATAGTAATAGGAATACGCAAGGGTTCAAAGCGTTTGTAGTCAACTGTCTTACCATCGTTACCAATAGCTATGCTTAACGCACCAAGACCGTCTGTTTCTTGTTCACCTGTCATGGTGTAATCTCTATTAGCACTGCCTGTAATCTCACCTTGCGCCCACTTCGTAGTTACATACATCATTAACGCAAATGCTAGTGTAGCTTCTGTCTGCGCTCTAGCCTGTCTGCCTACACCGTTCAAGCCAGCTAAGTCTTTTCTAAACTGAGGGAGCAAAAGATTAATAGCAGGAGTCAATCTAGCAGACTCATGGAACACCCATGCGGGGGTTCTAAAGAACAACTGACCAAAGATTTTAGCAACAGGGTGTGATTTATGCAGTTCTTCTAACCTCTTAGCTCCGCTTTCCATAGCACCAGCAAGACCTGTCTTACCTGTTTCAAAGTCTTTCTTATAGAGAAGAGTTTCTACGTAGTCCTTAGCGTTAGCAGCGAGCCTTTCTAGTTCATCTGCCTCTGCATACATAGGTTGTGCATCTTTGCGCTTGTTTTGTTTAACCAGTATATCAGCTTGTGTTCTTAGCTCTTTAATCTTAGTGTCATCACCAAGCCGTCTAAAAGCTTTAGAACCAAACTTCTTAACATTGTTCGCTACGTACTCAGTTAGCTTATCACCTTCTAGTTTTAACGCTCGTCCTTTTTCATAAATAGGGGCAAGTGCCTCTACTGTTAGCTTTTCGTCATAGCTTTTGTTAACTTCAAAAGACATATTATCATCAATGTATTTTTTAAGCTCATCCCCTTTAAGTTTCTTGTCCATCCCTTTTGTTAAGAGACGGTCAAAAGCATCACCAGCAATATAACCCGCTGCTGCTACCTCTTGGTTATAAGCATCAGTAGAACCTAGTAGTCTAGGAAAGGTTCGCATATAAGCTGCCATCTTACCTTTGTTCTTAATACCTTCTCCAAGAAATCTTGAGATGTCCTTAGTAAGTAATGTTTGTTCAAATTCCCAAGCAGCTTTAAAAGAATTACGTGCTGCTTTTTGAGCTGCAAACATATGACCATACACCCGAACCATCCTTCTCCACTTAGTGAGAGACAGGGGGCTAGATATAATCTGGTCAATTAGGGGGTACGTGTAGTTCTTAAGCATTGGAAACACAGTGTTAATGATAACTGTAGAGGGGCTGAACACACCACTAATAGAAGCTTCTACATATCTCTCAGCTACTCTATTAATTTTATCATATCTGGTTTGTGTTTGCCCTTCTCTTAGGTTCGCTTTTATTATAGCTGCTTCGTCATCTCTTACACGAAACATCTCAAAAGCTTTTACTTGTTCTTTAGGATCGTCACTAGAAAGCAACTTGTTGATTTGAGGGTCATATTTTTCATGTACATCTCTCAAGTTTTTAAGCTGTGTTTTCTCGTGTGCTATTTGTAAAGCTTCTGGAGTTACTTTACCTGTCTCTGGATCAGTCTTAAGTTGTGACCTTAGTTTAGCATTGTTTAGATCAAGACCACTGTAGGAGTTTACGTGTTCTGCACCAGCACTAGCCTGTAAGAACTTTGGTAGGTTTTCATCATAAGCTTTTTGTGCCATTGCTCTCTCGTAAGCTGACTTAGATGTGTCATTAACGATAGCATCTAACTTAAGGGCTACATCACCAAAGTATCTCTCAGCGTTGTTGAAATCAACCACAAGCTGACTGAACTCTTTACGGTGAAGCTCTAGTCCTTCAAACCTAGACAATACATCATCAGCAAACTCAGGATTCATGTTTACTTCTTCGATAATGTTTTCAACTTTAATGTTAACCAAGTCTCTTGCATCACGAAGCACAAGCTGCCCCATCTTGACACCTGTCCACTCATCTTGCTTAGGAGCGGGCAATCCATCGGGATCAGTCTTGGGCTGTTCTTTTGCTTTTGGTTTAGGTGTAACCTTAGCCTCTTCTACTGCTTCCTTTGCCATCTGTTCAGCAACGAAGTTATCTTCAGCAGCTTTCTTCTCCACAGCCTTACGAGCTTTTCTTGAGCCTAGCTTGGCAGCAGTAAAGTCAATGGCAGTACCTACAGCAGCACCAGCGACAAAACCTACACCAGCACTAAGAGCTGTTTGCCCAGCATTGAACTCTGCCTGTGATCCTGCATCAACTCGAACAGCTTGATCCATAGTATCATAGGAAGCACCATGCGCTGCCCCTTCTAATCCAGCAACCATCATTGTTTTACCTAAAGACTTTTTAACTTGTCCTTTTAAGGTTTCTTTAACAATCTTTTTGCCTGTTAGTTTAGCAGCTTGAGAGACAACAGCCCCTGTACCTAGTGTAGCAATACCTAACCAGTTAGTAGCATCAGTTAACATTTCCCAACCAGCTTGCTTTGCTGTGTGCCAGCTAGAGTTAACTTCGTCATATTGATCTAACATATAGACAAAAGCTTCTTTAGTTTTCTGATCACCTTTTTGTGTAATAGTATAAGTGTCAATAGCTTGGTCTGTAATGTTAAAATTAAAACCAGCCATCTGCTTTAAACCGTAATCAGCTATCTTTTCTTGAAAGGTGTTGCCTTCATAATCTTCTAAGTCTTGTTCTGTTGGTAAAGCGTTGTGGTTTACGTGGTAAAGTCTAAGAGAACCTTCTACCCAGTGCCTTTTCTTGTGTAGTTTGGTATGATCTAAATCTTCCTCGACTACACCAAAGGGTGTGTAATCAGCCATATTAGCCTCCGTATTTTTCTAGCATTTGGTCTACAAGCCTTTGAACAGCTATCTCACCAGCAGTGTCAGCAGCATCATCAGGAGTAACTAAGTTATCTCCGTAGTCGAAAGACTTAATATTGTTCAATCCCAACTCATCAATTATTATGCTTCGTATGTTACCATCGTTAGCTGGGGTAGCTTTCTTCTTGCCTCTGATCGTCCTGTTGTTAAACTTCTTAATAGCGGCTTCTATGCCAGACATTACTTCAGTATCTAGATCAAAAGTAGCAGACTCTTCGTTAAACCCATATTTCTCACTCATTAATTCATAAGCTCTTGTAGCTTCAGCCTCTGCTTCTTGTTCAATCCTTACACTTCTTTCTGAGTTTTCATCCGAGATAGAGTAAGCCGCTGTTTCGCCTTTTGCTGTTACTTTATAATCATCAGGTTTAGTATTAGACTGTTCAATTCTAGGGTTGTTATCTTTAGGAGCATCCTTGTCTATAATACCCTGCCTAAGCGTGGGTTCTTTTACTGGAGGCTCTACAACAACGTCATCTGTATCGACAACATCGTCATCATCAAAGTTCATGCCCGACATAGCATCACTGAAACTATCAGTGCTGTTGGTATTGTTCTCGGTAATCTTTAAGATTCTCTCTGCCTCTTTTTCTATCTCTTCTCTGATTGTTACTTCCTCTGAATATTTCACAACTCCGTCTGCCTCAGCCTCTTGATAAAGCCTAACAAAAGCATCTTGTATCTGTGCGGTGATTTTACCAACAAGAACATTACTTCCGTCTAACCCGTCATCAAACGTATCGAACAGTTTATTTTGTAACATTACCATAGAGGGAGCAACAGCTCTTCTATACGTTGGGCTTTCAAGAACGTTAGACATTGTGTAAAAACCTTCTAACTCATCTTCTAGCTTTTTCTTTTCAGCCATATCCATGCCTTTTGTATTATAAATAAGCTTACGCATATCACCTATACTAGGCTCTCTTGCTACGCCATCAGCACCTTCATAAGGTGTAATACCATAGATCATTGACCGAACATTATCCTTAACTTCGTTATACTTTTTATTGGAGGCTTCTGTACCTACTATAGGTTGCCCCATTATTCTTACTAATTCAAGCTGAAGCTCTGGGTCTTTTATATCATCAAAGTTAATAGTTCCTGTATCAATTAAAGACTGTGCAGCTTCGCTTCTTGCTTTATCATAATTTAGCTTTTTTGTTAAAGCCGTTTGTTGATCGGTGTAAGTCTTTGTGGCTCTAGATCGCTGTTCCATTTTATAAGAAACTTGTGAGTTAATAATACCAAATAAGGGGTTCTTAAAATCAGTGTTACTTATGTTATGATCTTGAAGTATATCTGTGTTACCTGTCGTTTCGGCTACCTGTTTAGCAACCTCAAAGTAAATTTTATTCTTGGCTGTGTTATCGAGACCTGTTAAGGTTTTATCTAACTCAGTTACCTGATCCCACATTTGTTTACCAGTTAGTATTACTTTGTTACCATCTGCATCAACAGTGTCGTTCATAAAGATTTTGGTCACATCTTTAGTATGTCTATCCGTTAACATCCTTTCATTATGTGCAGTGCGCTTTGATTGAGCATCGGCACGAAACTTTATCTTGTTCTTATTTAAAGAGTCTAGTTGTGCTGCTTGTCGGTGTATGTTGTATCCATCTTTACCGTCTACTGCTACATTGTATTGACCTAAGAAATTCTCTAAGGCATCGTCCGTAAGAGCAATGTTAGGTTCTTTGTTATAAGCTGTGAGCATATCGTTATAGATTACAGCATCATCATCCTTACCAATGCCCTGTGCCAAGCGTATGCGTAAGTATTCAGGGAGGACTGTATAGTTTTTACTCTGCTGAATCCTTTTTATTGTGCCGTCTTTTAGCTCTTGCTGTACCATAGCTTGGGTTGTTGACAGAGAAGCCTCTTGCTCCTGTCTTAGCTTTGCCAGCTGTTTTTTACCAACTTGTGAAACAGTACCAGCAGCAGAGTCAAGAGCCGCAGCTATTTGTTCCCCTTTGGTATTTCTTTCACCTTGAACGAATGTATCCACTCGTTTAGCAGTAACCTGATAATCAGGCGCAGCCGCAGCATTACGCCAATTTACTGATTTATCTATTGAGGTTGCCATTTAGTATGTCCTATTGTTTAGTCTTCGAATGCTCCAGAGTCGCTCATACCACCTACAACAGCTTGACCTATCTTTAAGCCTGTAGCTGTTGAGCTTGGTTTTGACACTGAGTTTATTCTTGATTGCGCTCTTGATTTAGAGCCTAAGCGTTCTTCTTGTAACCCTTGCATTGTGTTATCTAAGTTTCTATCGACACCTGTGTTAGCCACAAGAGCTTGCCGTCTTATCTCTTGGATAACTGCATTGTTGTTTAACTCTGCACCGCTTTCACCACCAGCTACTTCAGCCCGTGCTTCAGTTTGCATTGTTTCTAAATCTGTTTGTAGTTTCTGTTCAGCAGCCGCTGTATCTTCCTGAGCTGCTTGTATGTTAATCTGTCTTTGTTCATCTGTTTGAGCAGCTAAAGCACTACGTCTATTAACTTGCTCTTTTACCTTCTGTGCTTGGTGTTGTTGGGAAGCTCCCAAAATAGACATACCAGCAGAAGCTACCGCTAGAAGTGGTGGGTTACACATTTTCTTTTATCCTCACAAATTGGTAGAAAGGTTGTTTTCCTACTCCGTATTCTTTGTCTAGTTTGATAAACTTAAAGCCTAGTGCTTTTAGCCATCTCATCGACACTGTATTTTCTGCGTGTACGTAGTTAAGCAAGAGTGGGTATTGGTCATTCTTTTCCTCCACCCACTTTGCTGAAACAGGCAACATTACTTTCTTAGTTTCTGGTAGTTTATGAGAACCTAGTAACCAAGGACTAGCAAAGTGACCAGAGTTAGACAAACCAAACATACCCACTATATCTCCATCTTCATGGACGATACTAAAGCATTCAGGTGCAGAGCTGTTGTAGCTGTGCTGTAACGCCCTTAAAGGTGTAAGCCCATCACTAGCCATTACTTCCTTAGCGTCTTGTTCACGCATAGCTGGAGCTAGTTCTCGGCAGTCTTCAAATTTAGCGGGTCTGTAGTAGTGTGTCATATTAGAGTCTCTGGTTTCGTAGTGTGACAAAGCCTTCCCATTCTGCACTTTGGAAAATACATGGGAGGTGTGTGTCATTAGTTATTGTAATGTCTGTTTGACTTGCTTGTGATTGTATTCCTACTTCTTGCGTACCGTCTTGTACGACAGCAGAGTAACCTAACAAGTTATCTATTTGACCTAATGTTCTACCTGTGAAGGTTGTCTTATTAGCATCTCTTCCTGTTGATGTTACATCTACCTCAAAGTAACCTGTGTCGTTAAAGTTAAAGGATACTTTACGTAGTTGCAGCCTAGCCATTCTAGTAGCGTCACCCTGAGCTGGTTTAAATAGCTGCTCAGACATCTGGTACTTAAATGTGTATGGCTGCCCTACATAGACGTAGTTGTTTACCGCAGCATCTGTTAAGTTACCGTCACCGTTATGGTCTAGTATTTCATTGTGTTGTCCGTTAAGGTAAGTTGATACTTTCTGACGTTCCTCTAAAGAATTACCTTGTCCTACTACTACACCTTTATGGTTAACAAACTGCGTATACTCATCAATACCCCACGTAGTCAAAGCTGCTGCTGACTGTGCGCCTAGGATATACTTTCTATGATCTAGGAGTACGTCTTGTTCAGAGCCTCTAACTAGTCCCTCAGTTGCTGTTATAGATAAAGAGTTTATACCAAACAGTACATTGTCTGCACTAGATCGCATGATTATATTTGTATAAACATTATCAACAGGTTGAGGGTCTATGACAACAGAGTACGAGCTGTACGTGCTGCCTGATATAGTTACTGGTGTGAGTACAACCATAGGGTTTGCATTAGGATATGGAGCATTCTCTAACGTGAATGTTATGTCTGTTGAACCACCAAAAGGACATCGAGCATTAAAGGTTAACACAGCCCCGTAAGGTGCTTGGATGCGGTAGCTTGCACTAGCCGTTGATGCCCAACCACCCCATGATTGCCTATTAGATGGGTTTATGTAGTTTATAGTGTCATAATCAGTACCACCAAAACTGTCTATTATGTAAATTAGACTGGCAGAGCTAGTGGGAGTTTCCGTAACAGTAATAGCAGAGCTAGAACCTGTTAAAGACATCTTCTCATAACTACCATCGGTAAAGGTAAAGTATAAGTCAGCGTTATTAAAAGCAACATGGGCAATACTTTTACTAAACGTCCATTTAGACCAAGAACTTTGTAGCCGCTCTTGTGAGGAGTTATACCACTTATAAACGTAGCACTCTTTCTTATTACTAGAAGTAAGAGCTACAAGCATATCCTCGTTAGAAGATGCTGCAAACTCTCTGATGTTGCCTGTAAGATACTCTGGTACGTGTGATGTAATATCTACAGCGTCTTTAATTTCTGTATCATCTCTTGTGAAGAACTCTCGTACTCCTGCATAGCCGCCTGATTTAGTAGCAAAGAATACACTGTTACCAGCACCAACAGGTGAGGTTGTTAAATCACACTCATACTTCGTTGATTGGTCTACTGTTACTTCCGCTGGTGTTAATAACTGGGAAGCAGATAGAGTAAACTGGTTGAGGTTTGAGAACAGTAGTAAGTTATCCTGAATAGGCACAGCCGCTTTAAGTTCCGATACTTCGTTCTGACTGACTGCTACATCAATAGGATCAGAGTCAAGTAGTGTACGTACTGTTGTACGCCAGAAGTTGTAGTAACCACTAGCTTCACTAAAGATTACATTTTCTCCTGCAAGAACACCTAAGCGGTTTCTGTGAAAGAATATGTCTTGTATCTTTTGCCCAACAAAACTAGGAGCAGGGTTAGTGTTATCATCACCAGCCTTACGGCTCTGCCATTGATTGCCTTCCTCTTCAGTACCTTTACCAAAGGTAAAACTAAGGTCAGCGTTTTGTCTCAACGTGTGTGGCATTGTACTAAGGTCGAAGTCGTTCTGTAAGTTGTACGCTACAGTTTCTTTCCAGTAACCAGCACCAGCTTCACCTGTAAAGACAACATGGAAGTCATCTTCTTTCTTCTGGTTATCTCCAACTACGCCTAATCTAAAACCGTTCTCGCATTGGTTAGGTAAGTCTGTAAATGATTTAGCGTTACCTTTAAATGCTTTAAGGTTAACACCACCGTCATCATCTGTAACTTGGATGTCAAAGTCACGAACATTACCGCTGTCTTTAGGAGTGTTGATAATAAAGTAAGGCTCATCGTTAGATGTCTCTGGAGAAATAAAACCATGAGTAGAGGAGCTGTTGGCTGTATAAAGAACCCTACCCGCAGCTCTAACCCTTAAGCCCTGTTGTGGGTTTATAAGTTGTGTTGCATAAACAGGAAACCTAATCTTGTTGCTGCTAACTACGCTCCAACCGTTAAGTTCGTAAGCTGTACCTGTGTTAGTTCTGTAAGGTATTGTAACTCCACCAACTTGAACAATATATTTACCATCTTCAGCGTTTGTAGTTGTTATAGTAACACCTGTAACAGTTGCATCATACGCTACAATATTAGCGTTTTCAGCTCCGTATGCTTGGAAATTAGATATAACTGTGCTACCTAATTCATTGTCTATCTCTTCCCGTAGACATGGATTAGTGTTCCTTGTTTCTGATATAACACTAGATACCTTAAGACCGTCTGAGTTTATTTCATGGTCATCAGAGGCAGTCTCTGTTATTTGTTTAACTGTTGTATGTTCAGCATCTGGGTTAAGGGTGTTTGCTTTAGAGGTCATTCTAACAGTATATTGTCTACCGTAGTTAACACTCTTAAGATAAACCAAAGCTTGGTTAAGGTCGTTTGAGGGGTTTCTAATATCTGACAGTGCTACTGTCTTACCTTTGTTAACAATAAACGTAGCATCAGCAACAGAGGTAGATGTAATATCTGAAGGTGTCGTTGGTAGATAAGCAGTTGCGGCAATGTTGTCCGTATTGTTAGAATTAGAAATTGCGTTACCGTTTGCTAACCAACTACCATGACCTGATTGGTATCGTAAGTTACCAGCGATGTCGTAAACGTGTACTATTTTTCCTGACGTAATGATAACATGGTATTGTTCATCATCACTTCGTTTGTAAGTGTGGAAAAATGCTGTCTCTAAACCTGATAAATTTACATAGTCTGATCTATTGTTTAGGTTTGTAGCGCTATTACTAGTAGACGAACTAAGACACTTTAACTGTTTTAAAAACTTTGTAGGTGGGCGTTTCTTAAGACCATCAACCACATCTGAGAAACCGTTTTCCTGTACTTCTCCCTGACTCTCTAATCGTAGAGCTGCGGGCTGTTGGCTAACCCCGTTAATGAGGTTAGGTATGTTCTTAGAAACTAGAGCCATTACGTATCACCTTTGTTCCAATAGAACGATCAAGGACACTGGCTGTGCCGTAATCGTCAAATATGTTATAGTCACCGTTGTCCCCTTCCATCTCTCTCAGGGCAAACAAGGCTTCTTGTTCGTCATTCCTGTTCATAGCGGATAGGGTATCACTCCCTACAACTCTCTCTTGAAAGATGCGGGCTGATTTAACAGTAATGTATCGTCTCGCCACTTCGGGCAAGTCCGTGAAATCTAATAAGACAACCACATCAAAGGATAGGTCTTTGCCTATGTTAAAGGTGTGTTGTCGTTTGTCGTATATTCTGCTACCACGTTGAATGTACTCATTCTTAGAACTTCTGTACTTTGATGTAGAGTCAGCTCTAAGGACATTCTGTGGAAGATTGATGTTGCCGTCTGAGTCAGCAACAATAGGATAATTAAGTTCGGTGTTGAAGTTCCAGCCCATAGCTTGAATACTTCTTGAAACTTCATTGAGTATAGTCTCAGCAGTTTCAGCATCTACAAGACCAGAACTCAAAGAGTTAACTGGAGCTTCACCGATAGTAGAAAGCATTGAGTTTACTGCTTCTATTTTAGATGTAGGAGTTGTCATATTTACCTCAATGAAAAAATAAAGAGAGACACCCCCCGAAGGAGGTGTTCTCAAAAGATACAGTTATGCTACTAGAGCGATAGCTGATTTGTTACGTAGTACGTTATGACCCATTGCATATTTAGCAACCATCAAAGTACCTTGACGTTCGATCTGATACTCAGACTCAACACCAAGATCAAGTAGCTTAACAGTAGCAGCAGCGTCTTTAGTGAACATAAGTCCCTTAAGATCAGCGTCACGACCTGCATAAGCAGTAGCTCTGTTTGCTTCGTTAGCACCTGAAGGTGTGTCAGTTGATTGTGCATCAATCGGTAAGTGGTTAGACATAAAGATTTTAACACCACCAACAGTCGGAACTTGACCAGTTGCAACGCTACCGTTACCACCGAAGTCACGGTTGATAGCTGTAGAGTCAGCACCTAGAAGTAGGTAGTAAGTTTCTGGGTTCAGAACACAATACTTCTCACCAGTTACATCGTGCTTGTCGAAAGTTTCTAAAGCTTTGATGATACCGTTAACAACGTCCTGCGCTACTGCACCAGAAGTGCCTTCAGCAGCTACAGTCTTAATGTCAATCTTACCTTTAGCACCAGTAGCACCAGCAGATAGATTAGCAAAGTCACCGTTAGTCCACTGAGCTTCTTGGTCACCGTTACCAGTACCAGTCGCAGCAGAGTAGATTGTTGAGAAGATGTTTCTGTCAGCAGCGTTAGCTAGGGCATTCCCCATTTCGGCACTATAAATCGACCTGACATCATAATGGTTCATGGCATCGTCAATTTTCGGCACAAATGCTGAAGAAACTAACAAGTCATCTACAGTTACTGTGATTTCACTAGCAGGTACTGAACCACCAAAGATGGTTTCGCCCGCTGAGTGATATGCAGCAGTAGTAGTTCCGATAGATGGGAACTGAGCTGACTTACCACTGTTGATTGTGCGAACTCTGTGAAGAGGCATCGCAATGTTTTTTTCTTCAAAAGCAGTTAGGACTTCACCTGAGAACTGCTTGAGGAATAAAGCTCGCTTATCAGCACCTGAGCCTTTACCTAATCGAGATACACTCGCTTCTGTTGTACTATTCCAAGACATAATATTTACCTTTTGTTAAATGTTTAAATGAATGTTTAATGTTTAGTCACTTAACACTTAATCTTTCCGCTTAGATTGTCCCCGCAGGGGTCAAAGGTAATTAATTCTGTGTTTCGTTACTTTTTAAAAAAGCCCCCCGAAGAGGGCATAAAGAGACTATTGTACGTTGCTACGCTCTAACTTAGAGGTAACAGACTGACGGTATGCTGGATCACTCTGGTATCGAGGGTCTCTCATAGCCGTGGTCACTTCTGCCCATGAGCTATAAACACCGCCTGTTGAGTTACTGGATTGTCCTTCTATTAAAGAAGGGTCTGTACCCTCAGCAGTTTGATACTTAGATTGTAATCCTTGTACAGCCAGCTTGACCATATCAATGTCTCCAGAACCTACAGCACGATCAAAGGCAGCGATTTCAGTTTGACTGAGGTTATCGCCAGCCCATGAAGTCATTTGCTGATAAGATTCTTCACCGCCTACGCTTTCGTAAACAGCAGTTTGGTAGTTGTTGGCTAGAGCCTCTTGACCCTGTATCCAACTATTAACCAAATCTTGAGAGAAACCAGCGTCTGCTAACTTAGTGTAAGCATCATCTGATAACCCTCCAGTTTCGTCATACTCTCCTTGAAGAGAGTCGAAGTTAACACCAGCGGCTTCTACTGCTTCTCTAACTTCACCGCCACTAGGTTGTTCATTTGTTTCTAATTCTGTACTTTGTTCATCTTGGGAAACAGTCTCTTCTTCTTTCTGACTCCCTCCCATTTTTTTCTCCAAATTTTGATAGGCGTTTGCCATATCTTCTGGAGATTTAAACTTCTCTGGCAACCAATCAGGACGCTCTTCCTTATCAGGATTATTGTTAGCTTCTAGTTGTTCACCTTTGGCAATCATCGCATCTATGTGCGCTTGTGATTCACCTTGTTCTTCATGTGTGTTTAATTCATCTGTCATAATAGTCTCTTTTAGGTTTACTCTTCTACTGGTTGCTGTTGAGCAGCGTCAGCCATGCCTTTAACAGCAGGGGCTACGCCCTTCTCTGCCATTGCCATCATCTGTTGTTGCTGCATCATCTGTTCTTGCTGTTGTTGCTCTTGCATCTTCTGTTCATCAGACTTTACTAGTCCTTGAGTGTCAATACCAAGAGAAGCTCCAAGACGATCTAAGTAGTCACCAATGTTTAATTCACTTTGGATAACTTCCTGACCAAGGGGTTGAAGCATTTGTAAGAACTGGCTTAACTTGTTTAAGTCCTGACCACGACCAAGAGCCTCAAGACCAGTTACGATCTGCGGCTTAAGCGTGTCTTTAGGGAACTTAGGCATCTTGCCTTCCTTCTGCATCTTCGCAAGCAGGAGGTTGACGAGGGGAACTTGGAACTCTTGTGATAGTACAGAGTAGATACCACCAAGAGCGGTCTCTAGTTCCTGTGCCATGTAGCGTACTTCCTCAGCAGTAACTCGTTCAGCTTGTCGCTGTACAGAACTGTTCAGTAGAAAGGCAAAAGACAAACGCTCTGTTATAGAGTTCATGGTCTCTTGCGCTACACGGAAGTCGTTAAACTTGTTAGCTTGTAAAGTAGTTACATCGTTAGCATCGCCTGAGACAATACCACCATTAGGTGCGTCTGCAATGCTTCGTATCTTTGTAGTACCGTTTGGTCTAACCATAAAGAGAAGTTTAGCACTTGCTGCACTACCTTCTACGATAGCACCTGTTAAGGCTTCTAACGATTTTAAATCACCAACAATTTCTTCACAGAAAGAACGACCATAGTCGCTACCATCTACAGCAATAAATCGTAGTGCCATCCAAGGTAGTTTATCTTCAGTGTAAGTACCTTTGGTGCTAGGTATCATAATGTTGTGTACTTCTTGATGTACTTCGTACTTCTTACCTACACGTTTAACGCAAGTAAATATATCACACTCCTTCTTATTAGTGTCTGCCTGATACTCAGGGTTTTCTAATAGTGTGCTTAGTACATCTTGGGGCAGTGCATCGTAAGCTACTGTTTCCTTAGTGATGATCTTCAGGATGTTGCCCATAGTGTCACGCTGGGTTACATAACGATCAAGTCTAAAGACTTTCATACCACCTTTAGGGGGCATATGTACGAGAACATTACCAGACACAATGAGCTGCTTAAGAGCTTCAAAGGTTGGTACTCGAATAGCTTTTGATTCAATAACCTGTGTTGCTGATCTTTCGATACGAGCCAATGCTTCCTCTGCTTTACCTCTAGCGTCTCCACCCAACTCAACGAGATCATAATCATCAATCGTTAGTCGGAAGAAAGCTTGGTTAGGGGGAAGCAGTGTCATCAGTAATTTAGATGCGAGGTTGTTAACGCCTCTAGCACCTACTGATTGGAAGGGGGTGTTGTACTGAGTAGACCCTGTATGTCCTTCAGGAGGCATAAGGGTGGGGATTGTTAACTCAGCACAACTTCTTGCTCTGGAAAGAAAAGCATCACGATCTGCTGCCATGTTTTCATAGGTCTTGGCTATAGATTGATCGTGCATATTTTGTTCCTTTAGAATCTACCACCGATATTCATACCAGTGTTAATATTAGTTTTTGGTTTAGTAGGTTTTGAGATAGGTTCTGGTTTTTTAATAGTCATGTCTGACATGGGAGCTTTAGGGGCGTTTGCATAACTATTGTTAAGCCTTTCCCGTGACTTTCTATCTTTACGGTCGTTGTACATCTTAGACATAACTAACTCTCCTGCACACATCTTAAGCTCCTTTACTAATTTTCAAGCCTGTGCCACTACCTGATCCTTTGTACTGTGCGCCTGAGCTGCCACGACCAAGTGTACTTTTAGCACCCTTACGTCTTTTCTTTAAACCTGTAGCATTTGAGTCTACAGCGTTCGCAAGTTCTGAGGGAGCTGCCTCTGGTGGAGGCGGTGCTACTACAGTTGGTGGAGGTGGTGGAGCTTTTGGGGTTGATAAACACATAGTTAAATCTCTTCTGGTTGATCGTCATCTAGTATCATTTCCATACGTTGTATGACGGATTGTTGTCCTTGAAGAAAAGCTATATCGTTTTCTGATATACCTCTCCTGTTGGGTAATGTATTAGGAAAAAGTTTCCTTAAATACTCTATTAATTCTTTACTTATAAATACTTTTTTCTTCATCGTTACTCTCTATAGGGGGGGAATAGAGCCAGCCCAGTTATGACGGTAGATGCAGCCAGACGTTGGCGATGATGTGGAGGCACGTTACTACCTCCAACACCGTTATCCAATTTCTATATTTCGCATGAACCTGACGAGCAAGCCAACTCCTGAGTTCCAGTAGTGGTGTCCTCTTTTTCATACTCTCCTAGCCTGTCCCACTCAATCTCTGATGGGGTCTCTCGTTTAAGTTCCATATACTTGTCCTTATCTATAGCTTCATAAGGAGCTTGAGCATATACATGGTCAGTGCGGGGTAGGAAGCTAATGCCTGAGCAACTATCTAGACGTTCCCATAGCCATTGCCCTGCTGCTAGGAACTCATCATCAGAGTAATATATAGTCACACTGGGTTTATGTTCACACCAATGATTCTGATATATTTCCCACAAGTCTAACTGTTGCTGTACATTAAGTTCATTCACACAGGTTGCGCCCTTTGGAGCTTTCACGGGGAAGTCAAACACATAGTTCTCCGTGTTCATTACGTCCTTCTTCCACGCCACACCCGCATCTTTTAGGAATGCAGAGATAGGGTCTTTACCATCGCTTCGTACTCGTCTTATATAATAAGGAGAGAACCTAGCGTGAATACCACTAGCACTGTCTACTAATTGAGACACTGTGCCTGATGGCTTCACACATGTAATAGCTGTTGATTGATTAACACCTAACTCAGCAGCAAAGTGCTTGTTAGTTTGTACTGCAATCTTCTTAAGCTTCTCTAGTGTCTCTTTCAAGACTACAAGGCTACCTTTACCTGATAACAACTTGTGATCCATGATGCCTGTCATACTTACACCAAGTAAACATTCCTCTTCTGTGTTCTTCTTCCAGACAGAGCGTACATACCTAAAGTCTGTTAGTGTTGACTGTAGTGTCCCCAGTATCGTAGCTAGTCGTGTCTTACGTTCTAATGATTCTTGTGTGTCATCAGAGCGTACTACAATCTCAGACAAGTTACATACCTGTGCGGAGCGTAGGATAATCTCACTACAAGGGTTTGTCCCAAAGTCATGACCTATCTCTCTACGTCCGTTTCGCTCTGCTTGTTTCTTTGCAGCAGTACGGGAGAAGATACCACGCTCACCAGCCTTAGACTTATAGAGTGCTAACCACTCTTCCAAAAAGGTTTCATACTCTGGCTTCTCATTGTAGACTGCACTGTTGTTTGCCAAGGCTCTTTGCGTTTGTGTCTCCCACCAATTCCCAGACTTCGCATGACGCATACGGTCATCAGACAAATTAGATAGAGAGATGAGAGCAGACCTACGCACACCCCCAACGACAACAATCTCAGCAACTTTACAAACAATGTCATGGCATTCAATACTCGTTAGCTTACGTCCAGCAGCGTTCTTGAAAGTAGCAACAGTAAACTCGAACAACCTAACCAAAGGATCAGCCCCGCTCGATCTACCACCAAATGTTTTAAGCCTTTCACCTTTAGCCCGTAGCTTAGAGACATCCCAAGTAGGCACTTGACCCGAATACAAAAGACTAACCAGCTCACGGAAAGCTTTAGCCCAACCAATTTTACTGTCTGCAACATGGATTGTAGTTTCTGTTTCATAAAAGTCCTCACTTATTGTTGGAAGTTTAGCCACAGACTGACGCTCAACAGAGAAGCCTACACCTGTGCCACACATTAATACATATAATATCTCATCAAATACTCTTGGGTTGTCTACTGCTATGTAGCTACAGTTAAACCCTGCCATGTTATCACGCTTAAGTGCGTCACCCGCTGTCATCAGACAACGCATTGATGGCATTACTTCTTGCTTGTGGATTGCACTAAACAATTCCTTAGCAAGTTTATCGTCTATCTGTCCACGCTCTAACCAGAAGTCGATGTAACGCTGTACAGTTTCTTTCCAAGTCTCTCTTCTATTATCTTCTTCTCGCCATCTAGCGTAACGTGATTTGTGTATGTATTGTTGATATGAATCCATTATACTTCCTCTTCCACTTCTTCGTCCCAAAAACCATCGTCAGCGAGTTGCCAAATACATCGTTGACAAATCATCCAATCCTCTTCAACAGTAAAGAGTTCGTCAACTTCCTTACATCTTTCACACTTACCCTTTTTCATCGGTTATCTCCTGAACCTTTAAGCGTGTCGCTAATCTTACGCTTGTATAATTTGTTTAAGTTATTAAATGCTATGTCACTAAGGTTCAGCCCTGCTTCATCTGTCAGCATAGCTAGATACCAGAACACATCTCCTAGTTCTGATGCCAGTTGATCTTTAAAGTTAGCTGGTTCTCCGTCTCTAATCTTTTTCTTAACCTTACCCGCTACTTCACCAGCCTCACTTGCTAGACCCATTGTTAGATAGACTAACGCTGAGTCTTTCGGGAAGATAGCTGTGGCAGCACACTTGCTTTGATACCAATCAAACCCTTCAAACATCCCTGAAATTTGTTCATAACTTGCTCCGCCTAAATCGTTACTCATCCCCAATTCTCCCCTTCTGTTTCTTCCATTAATTTAATCATTTTATTTAAGTACCAGACTGCTTTCTTGGCATCCTCTATAGGCTTACCTTTGTTCCACATCCGAGCACCAGTATATTTTATTACGTTACCTTGGCAGTATGAGATAGCATCAAACTTGCCTAACACATCTACAATGTAATCTATCGTTTCAATCTCACCCGCATTGTAGTGCGGTGGGTTATTAATTGGGTCTACCTTTTCCATAACTTTACCTTCTTTGTTTCAAAATTATATTCTCCGTCACGTAGTATACGTGCCAGCCGCGCGTTCTCTATTGCTACCTCTTCGCTTAAACCTTTATCTGCAAAAGCATCTACTACTGTTTGCCATGTAGCACCGTTCTCTTGTAGCAACTTGTCTGCTGTCTTCGCTCCAACAGTGGGGCAACCCTTGTAGTTGTCTGTCGAGTCACCCACTAAAGTTTGATACAAGAACCAGTAGTCTGCTTCTGCTTCATCAACCTCAGTGACCTTACCGTCTAGTAAATGGTAAGCGGGGATAGTTAACAGGTCTTTGTCTATAGACCAGATGACTGTGTTCTTATCCGCACTGCCTAGTATTCCTAAAAGGTCATCAGCCTCTAACCTATCCTCAACTTTGCCATTGAATTTTTCGCCTAGATATTTTTTAGCAAAATTTAGAAGCATAGGTTTACGTGTTCCTTTACGGTTAGCCTTGTAGTAAGGGGCTACCTCTTTGCGGTAGAGCTTATCTCCCGACAAACACGTAATGACCTTGTTACATCCTGACTGTTCTATGATCTCGTTCATAAACGTAGTCATGTTCTGTATTACATCTTGCTCAAAAGCATGAAGAGTCCAGCAACCTTCGCCCCAATCAACAGGGGTCTCCGCTACTACCGCAGCTTTGTACGCTACGATGTCACCGTCTACTAATAATGTTCTATCTTTCATCTTCATCCTCCTCTTCTTCAAATGCTTCAAACAGTTCTTCTTGCAGTTGAAAGTTATGTCTTGTTATTACGACCTGTATAATTATCTCGCCAATCCACTTGACTCCAAGAGCCACGCTTACGAATAGAAAACTAAATACAAGGATCATATTAAGTGTTGTTCCGTCCATGTTCATACCCTGTGTTTGACCAATTTAAGTTTACGAGTAACAGGATCAAACTTAATAAACTGTACCCCCAGTTTCTTTTGTGTTGGTGTTCTGCTTGGTAGGTTGGTGTTCTTACCTTCCATCTTGACATCAAATAGGTACACTTCACCATCCTTAATACCAACAACATCCACAGCTCCTGTGCAACCAGCGTTATAGAACACTTCAAACCCTTCATCCCATAACCACGTAATTGCATACAGCTCTGCCACATCTCCTAAACGGCTCGAACTAGTGAGTCTCTGCCCAACTTCTGCCGACATCGAACTCTGAGTCGAGAGGACATTTGAATCCATACTTTTCTTCGGTTTTCTTAATAGCCTTTTTAGTGATTTCACCTATGTCATCCTCCAAGCCTTCCTTAACTATGATTTGAACTTCGTCATGTACAAACGCCACTATCGCAACTTCTTCTGTAGTGTAGCCTTTAGCACGTATCATCTGCTCTATTGTTCTGTACCAATACTTACAGACAATAGCTCCAGCAGACTGAAGCAGTGTGTTTAATGCTGCATGGGGATGACGTATAGGTATGAGCCTACCATCTAAACCTTTTATAAACTTCTCACCATGCTGTGTTTCTAACCGTAGCTTAATAGCCTCTGTTAGTTTTTTAAGGGCGGGAGTCTTGGCTAAGAATCTTTTCTTAATCTGCCCACCTTCTCTCGCGCCCTTGCCAATAATCTCACCAATCTTTTCGTTACCCGCACCATACAAGAAACCATAAATAAACGTCTTAGCCTGTGGGCGTGTTGCTAACCCTGCTGCAAGTTGGTTTGCTGTGTGTATATCACCTTCTAAAATTTCCTTAGCGTACTGACCGCCATCGTATCTGTGCATATAGTGGCTTAAGCAGCGTAATTCGAGACCGCTTGCGTCCGCTCCCAATAGTGAATAGCCCTTTGGCGCACGAAATAGTTTGCGGCATTCCTCCCCAAAGGCGGCTGTTCCAGATGGTACTTGAGCGACATTAGGATCACTATGTGTACACCTAGAAGTAACAGCACCCATATGATTAACTCTGCCGTGTATTCGTCCTTTCTTCTCAAGCTTGAGCCATGCTTGTTTACCATTGCCTAATTGTCCTAGTCGTTTGTTTAGCATTAAGAACTCCGTTAACAACTTAGCTTCGGGCATCTCAATTCCTGCTAAGATTTTTTCGTCAACTTTCGGCTCTCCTGATGGCGTATGTTCTGTTGGTGTCCAACCCTTTTTCATAAGCCTATCGGCAATCTGCTGTCGTGATGCAGGATTAAAAGGTATGGTCTTTGTTTTAGTCTTAAGCTCAATTATAGTTGGCTCTAAAGTGTTAACTAATTCTGTTTCAATCTCCTGCTTTCTAGCAGAGAGTTTTGTATATAGTTTTTGTGCCGCTTCTACATCAAAGGGGAAACCTATTTGTTCTTGTTGCAACAATAGGGTAGCCATCTCATGTTCAAGTTGCATTGGTTCATGTGGGTAACGCTTACGCTGTATTACTTCATACAGTTTCACGTTAAGCCCTACATCTTGTTTACAATACTCTAACATCTCAGGCGTGAATACATCCCAAGCATCTTCTTGCTCACCGTAAGCACCTTTGTGGTACTTGAGGCGTTGTCCCCATGCCTTCAAAGAGTGAGAGCCTATGAGCCTGTTGTCTACCTTACGTGTTAGTATATCTCGTTCTTTCATGTTCGCCCAGATTAAGCGTGAAGCCACTAATGTGTCAAACACTTCACCTTTATATTCGAAGCCAAACAGTTTCTTTAAGACTGGTAAATCAAAACCTATAATGTTGTGTCCGCCAATCTCAGGTGTTTGTGATAATATGGTTAAGCCTTCTTGCAGAGACTCACCGTGGTAACTAAGCACCTTACCTGATTTTGTATCCTGCATAACTAGACAGTGTACTTTTGTTGCGTCCTGTAGTAGCCCATCTGTTTCTATATCAAAAATTATCATACGATCCTCTCGCTGGAGTGATTAAAAAGGTACATCAAATTCCTCTGACATACGACCTGTTGTGGTGGAGTAGTGAAGCTGTCCTGCTACACCTGTATCACCTGACCATCTGTTCTTTAAGATACGGACGGTTGTTACATTAGAAGTCTCAGCGTCCTGCTGGTTACGTTCTAAGCCTATTACTATGTCACTTAGTTGAGCGATAGCTGCTGAACCTCGAAGCTGTGAGAGCGATGTTACTTGCCCTTCTTCGTGTCCTTTATCACCACTTGGTCTACGTAAATGAGATACAACAATCAATCCGATATTTAATTCTTCGGTTAGTGACCGCAAGTTGGTCATCATGTTATCAATGATTCGTCTCTCATCTCCGCCTTCGATACCTGACACAACAATACTAATGTGATCCAGTATAATGTACTGGCAACCACACCCTCTTGCTAGGTATCTGATCTTAGCGAGGAGGTTGTCACTCTCTGTCGATCCCCAATGGTCATACATAAACACACGCCCTGTACCAAGAGTCGCATCAAAGGCTTCTCTAAGCTCTTCTGTCGGGACTTCTTCAAGATGTACTGGCTTACCTAGGTGTAAGGACATAAGTCCCTGTGCTGTACGTTTGCTAGATTCTTCGAGTGCTACATATCCTATCGTAGCTCCTTCATTAAGAAGGTGGTAAGCAAACTCTCTTGTGAGCTGTGACTTACCTAAACCTGAACCAGCCGTTACAGTTACAATTTCACCTAAGCGGCAACCGCCTATCTTGTTGTTAAGTCCTTGATAAGGATAAGGTACTGTGTGTACTTCCTTCTCTGTTGATACTGCTTCCCACAAATCTTCACCGTTGATGATGCCATCAGGTGCAAACTCTTTTGCCCCCCAAAACGCATCAATAAGTTCTGACTGTCTCCCTGCCTGTATCATCTCACTCGCATCCTTGAGTGGGAGTTTAGCAATCTTAGCTTTACGTGGAGACAACATACCTGCACACTCTAATGCTGCCGCCTTACCCACATCATCCTGATCGAACATAAAGACTACTGAGTCAAACTTCTCTAACCACTCTATAGCTTTCTGTATGTCCTTCTTAGCTCCTGCCGCTCCTGTCTTGATGGATACTACTGCCCACTTGTTATCAAAGGCTTGTGACATGGAGAGAGCATCTAGCTCACCCTCCACAACGACACAACTCTTACCACCATCTCGCCACAGGTTCTGTCCAAACAACACAGCTTTCTTTAAGTCACCTACTACAGCAAAAGTTTTATCAGGATATCGTAGCTTCTGTGCTACTGTGTTGCCATCAGCATCCTTGAAGTTTGCTATGTGCATTCCTTCTGCTACCTGATAATCCCAAAACCTAGTGGTCTTTTCCGATAGGTTTCTTTTAACCAACGGTTGATAAGACCCTGTTTTGAATATCGTATCTTTTACTGCGTTCTCTACCAATCTGACCTCCTCTTGGGATTGCCCATAGTGTTTACAATTAAAGCAGTAGGTGTGACCATCAGAGTACAAGCTGTTTGCATCTGATGATCCACACTTACTACAAGGAGTGTGCATTACAAATTCACTCTCCTGATTTTCCATCACTATCTCCTAGTTAAACCAATCATCAGGGATCATCCCCTCTGCGTAGGTGAAGTTATGTTTCTCTGCCCACTCTGCACAAGTCATCTTAGAACCGTCCTTGCGTTTCTTTGCTCCTTGTACTGGGCTGTTGTTTCGTTGAAATAAGAATCGTATGTCTAGCTCTGGGTGTTGTTCCTTCATGTTACGCATCTTGCGCTGTGCTTCTGCACGGAAGTATCCCTTAACCTCGACATATATATCTCCAATCCTAAGATCAGGTATGTAGTTTCTAGTTACCGTGTAGGGTAGCTTACAAGGTTCATACTCATAAGCTATCCCACGGTAGTCGAGGTCTGCTTGCACACGTTCTTCTAGGGTCGATCTAGAAGTCAGCGGCATCTGCAAAGACCTCGGTTGTTGATGAAGTTTCGGCATTAGCGGAGGGGGCTATGAAGCCGTCTTCTTCATCGAACACACTTGAAGCTGAGTTACCATACTCAACTAAATCTATTACCTGTACTGCTTTCAGTCGTAGAGACACACCCACCTTCTTGGTTGATTGCATGACGTAAGGGATAGGCTCGAATGCTACCTTAACCTTTGAACCATTACCAATCAGTGTATCACCTGTGAGTGGTGTTTTCTTAGCATCAAGCACTGCTGGCTCTTGCTCATACCAACTACCATCTCTTTTCTGGACTTTAGCTTTCAGTTTAAATTTAAACTCTACATCTCCTGTAGGGTCTCCCGTCTCTCTGTCATATACTACTGACATAACATCTTGTGTGGTCAGAGAGTTCTTAAGAGGTGGTTTTTCTTTTACTGCTTTCTTAAAAGTCTCTTGAATCAGTCCTTCTAATTTCTCACACATAGTTGCGGCATCTGCTTCGGGCATCTGTAAATTAATACTGTAGTCACCCAGAGGGTTGAACTTTGTATCAGGTTCAAATACCTTTGCCCAAGCTGCTTTCCCTTCTAATACTAAAATGTTCTTCGCCATATATTTTATATCCTATAAGTTAATGTTTAGTGTCGTGTTGCTATAGGGGGGGAATAGAGAATCACGCAAAAAAGTAATCACTATTCAGTACCTCCTCAATGTTCAAACAACCTCTTGCTGGGGGTTCAGGTATTTCTGTTCCCTCCTTCAGCGATGTTACTGCGTAAGCGTAGAGATTGTACAAGACATCATTGTCTCTATACATCTCAACAAAAGCTTCTCTTAACTTATCGTTAAGTTTCACCATGTTGGGACTGTGTGTGCCATAACTGTCATGTACCATAGCAAAGTCTGTAATCCCTTCCTTCAAACATTTATCAACCGTAAGCGTAAGAGCTGCGGCATCAAGTGAGTGAGTGAAGTTTGGAGAGCTACCTGACACACTCTTACGTGAGTCAATGGAGTTCTCTATAGGCTTTCTGTAATTCAGCTTCACTGTAGAACCACACAGGTGTGTATCAATGCGTAGTTTCTTTGTGTTGCTATAAGCCTGTCTTACTAACAGCCCTGTAGGTGTAACCCACTCAAACGGTTTATCCTGTTTGCTGTATAACTTTGCAATACTTTTAATGTAGTCCATTACCGTATGCGCTGAGATAATAACCTCGTTGATGGCTTGCCATACAAACTTAGCTAAGTATGTTGCCGCCTTCCAGAAATCATCTCCCCAAGGATTTTTACCCTTGCATTTATCTTCAAGTGCTTCAAGGATGTAGTCTCTACAACTGTGTTGTGTCCCTGAGTAGGGTACAATCATCACAGGTCTCTTACATATCTTTCTACACACTCCAATGTTAAGCAATTCCGTTGCTAACACTGTGTTCTCTTGTTGTAACAATTCCGTTGTTCTCTTTGCTACGTCCGTATAAATGTCTTGAGGTGTTGCACTTGGTAGTAAGTTAACTGCTCTACCACCCTCCTCATCCCTGAGCATAGCTGACAGGTGCTGTAAGCCGTTACACGATCCATCACTAGCACAGGGTAGCCTTGTCTCGAAATGCTCACCAAACTGTCTAGCGTTGTTGTATAACGCCCACTCATAACACCATGCAAGTGCTTGCCAAGGTTTGTCTGCTTCCTGCCACCATTTGTTAGTTAAAGGGTCGTTGTAAACACCGACAGCGTTCTCTACGTTCATGTACGCCCACATCTCTCGATCTTCTAAACTTACTTTATCTACTCCAAATACATTAGCACCATGTATTGCCAGCCACTTAGCTTCTTCGTCATTCGTGATAGTAGCTGGGTTAGCAAACTCTAATAGTGCTTTACTGTAATCAGCATTCTGTGGAGACAAGAAAGACTCTACAGGATACTTACGTCCCCTGAAATCTAACTGCCACACATACCAGAGCTTCTCTATATCCTTATACTGCTCTGCAAGCTGGATGGTTCTTTCTATCTGTATCCGTTTGGACATAGACTTATTGTTGTAGCTGTGTATCTTGTTACGTTCTGATTTGAATATCTTAAACTTTAGTGTCTCTTCCTCGTTGAGATACTTAGGCTCTTTACTAAACGGGTACTTAGGTAAAGATAAGTTGTCCCTTGGTGGTAAACCTTCCCATTCCTGTCCACTGTCCCAACATAGTCTTAACGTATCGACAACAAACTCATTGATACGCCAAGGTGTTTTCTGCAAAGCATTTACACATTGATACTCTAGTCCTAAATCACACTTCTCTAGCTCGTTAATATAATCTTGTGCTGTTTGCCTCATGCGTGAACCCTCACAAATGGTAGTTTATTAATATGTTCAGAGTAGTAACCACCACCCCAGAAACCTTCCCAATCTTTAGGCTCGATAATACATGGACAATAACGTGGCAATGCTACACTGTTTGTCTCGTTAAAGGCTTTAATCCAATCCTGAGTTTCTTGTGTAGGTATTACATGGTAAACCGTCTTACGCTTTTGTATCTTCTTCTCAAGTTTAACAATGCCAGTTGTCTCTATGATTATATCAATCAGTTTTATACCTACGTTAATTCTCTCATTCGATGACCATGTAGGTATATCTAAGTCATCAGTATTTATCTTGTGATCAAGACCGTGACGCTTGTGGTCAAAACCTTTATCAGACTTCTTGTTAGCTTCCCTAATCATGTTGGTTGCTACTTCCTTGTCTAAGCTCAACCAAGTGTCTAATCTTTTCTGTGTTTCAATTTGTATACCAATGCCCCTTGCTACCTTTAACAATGTACTGTTAGTTGCAAGGCTGTCTATTAAACATATCAAGGACAAGTAGGCTACCTTCCCTGCATCCATACTCTTGAGTAGGTTCTTTGATATGCTCTTATTCCTACGCTGATCCTTAGCGCAATGTTGTTCAATACGTTCCTGTACTGGGTCAAGTATCCCTTTAATAATCGTGCGTCCATGCTTTGTCTTTGACCCTAAATCTTTCTCCAATAAATCCGTTAGTTGTTTGTCGTACCTGTCGATGCCTGACTGCACCATCTGATACTCCAACGCTATTTGTTCATCCAATGTTGCCATGTTGCCTCCTTTTGGGACACGTATCAGCTTTACTGTGGCTTTACTCATAACTACCTACGATAGCGGAGCAAAGGATTATGTGGATTGTGGTATACATTACAATATATATTCTAATCTTGTTACGGTGGCGTGATAAGGTTTCATGGGCTTTTCAGTCCTCTGCTCTACCGACTGAGCTACCTAGGCATCTAGGTTTTGAGCCATTCTTGAAATCTTTAACACGCCACTTCGGACACTTTAGGACACTTAAGGACACAAGCTAATCTTCAAGTAAATTAGACCCACCAACCATAGTTGACGTATCCCATTTAGCATACTTGAGAGTGGTTGCAATATTTTTATGACCCATGTAACGCATGATGTTAGCAGTGTCCCAACCCTTCTCTGTTAGTCTTGTTGCTGTCGTATGTCTCCAAGTGTGCCAGCACTTATTAGTAAGACCTAAGTAATCTCTCACCCTGTCCCAAGCAAGTCTGTGCTTGTACAATGGATCGTTAAAAGTCTTACGTTTGCGTAGTACCTCCTCTACTCTTTTAGTTATAGGCATCAGTAGTGGTTCACCGTTCTTTCTGTCTGGTATGTAAGCACCATACATCTGAGAACCATCAGACCTCGTTTGTTGTAGCTTGATAAGATTATCTCCATCAATCTTCAACACCTCTCCTGCCCTCATACCTGTGTCTACTGCCACGATAGCATAGTCACGTAGGTAATCTTCACCTAACCTGTCAAACTCGCTTAGAATGGCATTCTCTTCGTCCTTAGAGAAGTATTCAATACGTTCCCTACCTTTCTCGCTCTGGCGTTTAAACTTCGGTACTGTAGTTAGTGCGCCTTCATCCACTGCATTATCTAAACACTTTTTAAGACAAGATATGTGCCTGTTAACAGTTGATGGAGCATAACCTTGGTTCTCTCGCATCCATCTTATCCAGTCAAACACTGTAGTAGTGCTGATCCTGTTGATGGGTGACTTCTCGCCCCAATACTTACAGACAATACTCTGAATAAACATAACCTGACGTTCATTCTTTGTATTAGCCCAGTAGTTCTCATGGCAACGATCAAACGCATGGCGTAGTGTCCACCCTGATGCCTTACCAGTCTCTCTGTTAACTTCCATAGCTGTGGGCATATTCCCTTGTGCTATCTCTCTTTGCCACATTGCCTCCAGTACCGTGGCATCTTCCTTAGTGGAGAGAGTTCGCCTAAACTTCTTCCCTTTGTATGTAACATAGGCTTCCCACCCGTTACCTCTTTGATTAACACTCATACGTAAACCTCCAATACAGCATTAATTACGAATCCGAAGGTAATACACACTGCTGAAAATGATAGTACCTCTATTAGAATCTTAGTCATAATCTTATCCTCCTTGCTAAGGCTCTGCCTCGCTTTGTTACCTCGATATACTTCTCAATACGTCTATCGGGATTCTCGTATAGTTTTATTAAATCGTGATCTACCAGCACTCGTAAGTTTCTACTTGCACTAGCACTGGACGTATCCATCAACTCACCTACGTCCATAACCCTCAGCGTTTCTGAATTAACAAAAGTACGTTGAGCGATAGTTACAAAAGCATACACTGTCTGTATATGCATCCACGGGTCAATCTTTCTGAACTCCGTTAGTATTCTTATGTGTTCTTTTAAGTCTCGACCAGACAATACACCCTCCTAACCAACTGACAATGAAGTCAGCTTTTGTTATACAAATCCTCGGTAGTTTGTACCATCCCCACAGGCACTTACCCAAAGATATTTCACAACAATAAAACCTTAATAGCATTATAACCCCTTTGTCAAGTTTCTACGTTAGCGTATATAGTTGTATCAGGTGGATAATCAAGAACTATCGATTCAATTTGAATCACCTTTTTTACTTGACTTGGATTCAGGATTCAATTCCTCTGTGGGTAACTTTTTCTTCCCAAAGATAGCATCCCAGTTAGCCTCATACTTCTCCTTGTTTACTTTTCTGGGGCGGTCTCCCTTACCCCCATGTGTTGATTCGCTCATACTCCTTGTTTCTCCATTTCTTTAATCATAATATCTAGGTAGTCCCTGCCGCCCTCTCGTACTGCTTTCTGTATAGCTTCCTGTTTAG